TCTAACCAATCGTCATCGTTTTTAATTAATACTGCTGAACCGTTAGATACAGCGTTCTTTGTTGATGCAACATTAGCCGCACGAACAACTTTAAGATTATTTGAGTATGCTAGGAAGTTTGCTGCTGAGAACCAGTATTCATAGTTATCAGTTGTAGGTTTACCAAATCTATCTACTAGATTCACCTCATCTGAAATAGTTATAATTTCACCGACTGGACCCCACAAAAACACCCCCGCAAATGCTCCAATTGATGTTGGAACGGAAGGGACAATTGTAGTCAAATCTACTTCTGATACATTTACCCCAGGTGAGAGCTGAAATGCCATTGGATTTCTCCTTTAATTAATAGCTTTACGAATAATATAGTGTTGTTGTTAAATTCTTTTTATAGTCTATTTAGTTTTTTAGAAAGTTGAAGGAGTATAACCTCTTTCCGTCCATATATCATTATTTTCACGGTCAATCGTAATTTCTTCTCGTTTTCCGTCATCTATGATACCAACAGGGGCTAAATCTTCATCAACCAACATGTTCTGCTCTGCCAACATTAACTTTCTTACATCAATACTTGTAGAATCCTTAAAGAAAGTCTGCGCTGTCAACCACGCAAATAGAACTAATCCCATCACCAAATCGTCATTGTTGCCTTCTTCAGCTGCGTAACTATCACGAACCCTTGAAAAGGTATTCATTTCAGCTATTGTGTCAAAGTCATTAATGATTAACTTATCGTTTTCAATAAGTGTTTTTAAGTTAGCACACCCAATTTTCTTCACAGATTTGGTTGTTTTAATACCAAAGGAAGTAGACCGTCTAAAACCAGCCGATATACTCTGACCTTTGATATGGTGGTGTTCTAACTTATAAATGTTTTCATACTCTAAATCATAATGCAATATGTCAACCACTTGTTGACCAATGTTATTTGTTTCAATTAACGCATAGGCCTCATTATATTTCTTGGCCACCGAATAGATGATGGTTGGAAAGAATAATAAAGGCAATTTATTATTTCTATATTTAGCGACCTGCCTATAAGGTGTTTCTGTCACATCAACCACATTAATGGTAGAATAGTCAGCCTCTACACCCTCAGCACAGTCAACCGTGCAAATATAAAGTCTGCCAGGTATAGGTTGTTCATATATGTCCAAACCCTCATCTGAAGATATTGGATTATGAAATGCTAAACTTCTTAACTTGGTTCCAGAAATCAATGTTGCTGATGAACCAATAAATTCTGTTTCAAACTCTACACGGAACTGTTCTTCACTTGTATTCCGTATTGTTTCTTCTTTCCACTTTTCATCACGGCCTGGTACCATTGACCAATGGACTTCCAATGGTTTGTATGTAGAACGACCTTCAATTGCATCAGTCCACATTTTATAAAACTGGTTCAATCCGTTTGGTGTGGATACAATAATAACTTTGGTCGTTTGACCAGAAGAAATCACAGGATAAGTTGATTGGAAAAAGTCTTGCGCCATATTGTGAGGCACAAACGCAAACTCATCAAGGAATATTAGATTATAAGAACCGCCTCGGACACCGGCTGCGGATGTTGCATATGCAAATATCTTTGAACCATTTTCTAATTCAATATTACCTTTATTCCAAACCACAACGCCTTGCTGTAACCACAAAGGCAAATATTCATAGGCCTTTGTTAATCGGTCCAAAATCTCACGAGCTAATGAACCCTTATTTGCTAAAATACCAACTGTATAATCTGGATTAAATAAAACAGACCATAACATATAACCTACTGTCGTGGTTGTTTTACCAACCTGACGAGGCATTTTTGCAATACAAAAACGATTCTCATGGAAAGTTTTGACCATTTTTTCTTGGAATGGCCACATGTCAAACGGAACCAAACCGTGGTCCACATTGACAATCTTTACATAATTCTTAATAAAGTGTACCGGGTCTTCGGTACATTTAATAATTTCTGCTACTTGTTCTTCTGTATAAGATAGTTCAACACCCACCCTTTTGAGGCGGTCATTACCAAGATATCCGTCAGACATTTTATTTGATTAGACTACTCAAGAACCATGCTTGTTTTTGGTGTTGGTCTAATATATCCTGTAAGAAGTTAGATATTGCTGGTTCACCAGCTTGGTCAGCTAAAACAATACCAGCTCTTAAATGAATAATGAAACGGTCATTATCACTCTTTAATTGTGTAAACATTCCAATAGCTGTTGGTATATTTTCATTGTCTTGAATGTCACATAGTTCAAGCATTCTATCCAAACCTGTTGGAGAATATGAACCTAGCATACGAATCTTTTCAGAGATTAAATCTGTATTGTTCCATACTTGGGTATAAAATGCACCTAGAAAGGCGTGATAATCATTGAAATTTGGGCCTTCTACATTCCAATGAAATGAGTGAGCCTTAAAATACAAACCAAAGTTTGTACCTAAAATTGTTTTGAGTTGTGCGACTAATTTTTCCATAGTAATCCTTATTTATTGTTCTTCAAAAACTTAACTAATTCGTTTGTAGAACCAACAAAAATAGCCTTATCTACATTTAGATTTTTTGCGTTTCCTGCAAAACCATCTCCATTAGGTGTTAAATCTTTGCGTTTTTTTTGCAAATCCAACAAATCCTTATTCATATCTGCCAAACTTTTAATTAAAGTTGCAGCTACTTCATATGCACGAGGATGTTCTGATTCTTTAGCCACAGCTAATAGTTGATCCATAGCTTGATTGCCTTTGGCTATAAGTGTTCTCATATTACTACGAGCAAAATCAGCATCTTCTTCAACCTGATTTGTTGGAATAACTTCTTCAGGTTGCACTTCAACCACAGGGTTAATTTCTATGGGTTCAGTATTTAGCGCTTCACTTATCTTATTATTTAATTTACTCATGGTGAATCTGGATATTCATATATGGTTTCAGTAAATCCAAAATCATCATCAACATTAGCTGTGATTGGGTCTGGATTGGTAATAATTATAACAGTCTTAACTGGATTAGCATCAACGGTTTTAATAGTATATTTAGCGTTTGTTTGGGTACCAAGAACAATATCATTAGCTTGTAATGGTTTATTAAGATTACCTACTACTAAAACGCCTGTATTTGAATTACTAAAATAAGCTACATCACCGGTAACACCACGGTCTTCTACAAAAATAGTTTCTTCTTCAGCAAAGTAATTAGAACCATTTGCATAATCTACAAAAACTTTCTGTGAAGTTCTTGAGATGGTATCAATATGTAGGTTCGTATTTGCTTGCTCAATAATGTTTTGACTTGTTTTAACTGGTGGGTAAATGAAACCTTTGGCAGTAAAATCTAAAGTCCAAATAATCAAGCGTGTTGATAACATATCACCTTCATAATCAACCTCTGGTGAAGCTGAATTAAGTATGATAGGCATGTCATATTTCTGTGTCATGTTTGAATTGAAATTAACAGTCACATTAAAATCTGGTGTAAAGAACGGCAATATTTGTTCAAGTATTTGTGTGCCGTCTTCATGGTTTCTCACATAAATTGATAAGGTAAAATCAAAGTTATATGGAATTGGAGCATATTGTGTTTTGAGCCCATCGGCAGTATTGTATGAAAAGTTTTGTAATGTAGATACTTGCTTACGAGAAGAATCATAACCCAATCCAATGAGTTCAAAGGATATACGAGGAACGACCGTGGCGATAGATTTAGTTAAGTTAGGGTCAGAAGTAATGCGAGTTAAATACTTCTCTTTGGAACCATAGGATAATGGAACTCTAAAGACTTCTTTTTTGGTTGCCCCATCCAATGTATACCTTTGTAGGATAATATCATTAAAAAGAGAACCAAAAGCCACTACGACTTTTCGTATTGTTCTATTATAAAATTGTGCGTTACCTAGCATTAATCACCACCAAACGGATTTGTTTCTGTCCAATCAATAATACCATCACTTTCAGCTTCAATACGAGCATTATCTTGTATATCTTCAAAGACAGTATTCATTTCTAACAAGTTGTCAACGGTATTAATTGTCCATTGAGCATTACTTGTATTACCTTTTAGTGTGCCTGAACTGAATGTTCCAATGGTTCTATAAACTTCAATATATGTATTTGGAACAAAATCATAAACTAATGCTTGTGCAGTAGCGGAAGCTAAATTAGCACCAACATAAACAAACTCATCATTAACATATTTGCCAGAACCGCCAGCACCAATTGTAATTTTTGTTCTTGGATATTCATCACGGATTTGTTCATCAATATCTGGAATACCTGTTTCAATAATCTCATTAGAAAATACAAACTGTTTAAGTTTAAGTGCATAGACATAAACATTGGCGCCACGACCACGGCCTAATGTATAAAACATAGCCGATTCGTTTTCATGTTCTACAAAGGTAATTTCAAAGAAGTTTTGAACCAAAGGAACATAAATTAAATCACCTTCTTTTGGTCTATTTTGAGGAATGCTAGCTGCAAATCTACGGCGAGAAACAAGTAGTCTAATTTCATCACGAATTTCAAGACCAAATTTAGAAATAAAGTCTTGTTCACCTTCCATACCCGTTACATCTTCTAAATACATTTCAAGAGGATAGGCAGACACATATTGTTTGAGTGTATCTTCACCAAAGATATAATCAACCGTATCACGACTGGTTCTTGGCATGTAATAAACATCCATACCATGAATCTTGAGTGATTCAATGACTAAATCTTCAACGAGCAGTTGCTCTGAAGTTATATTCTTCGGAAAGTTATTGAAATAAAGATTGGTTGCCATTCATCACTAACCCATAAACATTTCATTTGGCAATACATTGTAAGATTGCATTTCTTCTTCTATTTTATCAATTTCACGCTGTGCTTCTTCCATAATTCTTGGACCATCAAGTGTCACTCCACCTGGTAATTGAACACCAGCAAATTTACTTAAATTAGAACCCCATTGATACTTAATTTTGGCTGTTGCATATTGTTTTAAGAACCTATCGTCCCAAACATCTGATACGCCAGCTTTTGACATTGTGTTAGAAGTTACATTAGCAGATAAGGTGTTAGCTGCAATTACAATTTCTGTGGGTGAATTAATCTTACGCACTTGAACTTCTTGACCATCAGAGAGTGTAATAAAATCATTTTCAATAATTTCTTGGTCAAACACAGTAGATGTGCCCGTAAGTGTATTAGATGATGTATTACCTGTAACAGTACCGGTCAATGTGATTGTAGCTGGATCCAATTTACGGTAACATTCAATAATAACATACTTACCTAATTGTGCATCTCTTGACCAATCAATATCAAGCATCAATTTATTTTGATGACGATTGAATCTAAATTGTGGTGTGCCAGAGAATAATAAATTTAATGTGCGAATATGTTGCATTGTGATTTCATATGACACATAAGATACGGATGTAAAATCATATAAATCATGCAAGCGTAATTGATAACGCAAGTCAAACATATTGACTGAAGAATTTGAATCGTCAAACGGTAAAACAGAATGAACAAATATGACAGCATCTGGACAATAAATCCATCTACGGTCAATATCTTCTTGTGTGAATTGATGTTTCATATAAACCTTCTCGCAACCATCAAAATGGTAGTCATAGAAGAATTGAAGAGCATCATCAACACGGTCTTCTACTTGGTCATCATCCACATTTATTTCAATGACAGGATGACCTAGTCTTCGTTTGCAATAATCAATGAATTGAGCTCTTGTTGTTGGTTTTGCCATGTTTTACCCTAATGCGATTGAAAGAGCTAATACATCACCAATGGATGCACCAGCACTTATAGCCGTTGTTGTTACAGAGGTCACACGACCATTAGATGCAAGTGTAACTGTTGGAACATAGGTTGCATTACCATAAGTTCCTGCTGTTACTGAAACTGTTGTATAATCGGTATTAGCAATACCTGCGGTACCGTTTGCTAAATCATAAGCGTTCTGTGCAGTAGTCGCAACAGTATTTGCTTTATCAAAAGCGCCATTAGCATGCGTGTAAGCTAGGCCTGCCGTTGTTGTTGCTGTATTTGCTTGATTGAAAGCACTATTAGCGTGGGTGAATGATGAATCTAAACGAGCCGCATCAGCAATATCATAGTAAGTTGAACCATCATTAGTGAATGTCCATTTATCGGAAGATTCATTCCAAAGTAATGACACATTAGCAGATGAACCACGGTCAACTTCAACACCAGCGTTTACAGTTGGCGCTGATGCTTGATTGATAGCTGCATTAAGTGTAAGAACATTATCAGCGATTAATGCGGTTGTTGTGTTTGCATATATGGTTTGACCAATAATAGTCAAATTACCAGTAACAGAAACATCACCAGATATTGAACCACCAGAAGAACTAAACTTGGTATTTGAATTATCAAATGCCGCTTGTGCTATCACATTGGCAGAATTAGCCTTAGCGAAAGCTGCATCAGCGGTTGTGGTTGCCGTATTGGCTTTATCAAACGCACCATTAGCATGATTATAAGCTAAACCTGCGGTAGTTGTAGCGGTGTTGGCTTGATTATAACCAGACTGTGCAAGAACATTTGCAGAATTAGCTTTATCAAAAGCTGCATTAGCATATGTGCCTGCATTGACAGCATTATTATTGGCAGTAGTTGCTAAATCATAAGCAGTTTTAACTGAGGCTGGAGTAGCTG